TAAATATTTGATGGAGCAAGGTATTCCACTCAATACAGATTCAACATTAAAAGGTCAAACTATATTTTTGGCTGAACGTTGTGCTGAATTAATTCAAACAGATATTATAACAGATAGAACTGTTATTGATGTTATGGCATTTACACAAAATGCTAAGTCTATACCTTATCAAGATAAAGATAAATTTATTGATTATGCGAAAGAATTTATTAGAGAATATGATTATATTTTTTATATTTCTTCTGATGGCTTGCCTATTGAAGATAATGGAGTACGCGAAACAGATGAACATTATAGGGATATAATTGATTTTACTATTACAAGTTTTATTAGAAAGTATGCATATATGATGAAAAATATAGAAACAATTAAGGGTTCAACAGAGGAACGAATTGAACAAATATTGAATATTACTGGTCTTTAACATATTTATAATAAAAACTCTAATATAATGAAGAAATCTGAATTAAAATCGTTTATAAAAGAAAACATCGTAGATACTTTAAATGAAAGCCCTTCATCTGAAGAAATTAGAATGGCAAGACAAGCTGTAGCTAGGTTTATGAAGTATAGAAATGTAGGTGAAAGCCAAGCAATTCGTGATCTAATGAATGCTTTAAAAGAAATCCAACCTAAAGAAGATGATCAACGATATATAGATTATTTAAGAAGAAGTGGTAGAGATAAAGAAGCAGATGAGTTAGTAGGAAAAAATGTTAATCTAAAAGAAGTAGACCCTAAAGATGTTAAACTTCAACAAGATTTAAACGCAGAACTTGAAAAAACTGTACAGTTAAAAAAAGATGCTGGTATTGAAGAAGATATTGATGACGATGATGTAGATGCTGATGCAATTAAAGCTGCAAAAGGAGCTAGAGGTAAACATAAAAAATTAGATTTAGCACTTAAAGCTTTAAAATCAATCACTGCAGAAATGAAATCATTAGCTAGAAAATATAGTCAAGGTGATGAAGCAGAAAAAGAAAAAATTAAAGATATATTAAGGAAAAAAACTCCACAAAAGAAAGAACTAGAATCATTAGTTGCAAAGTTAGAAAAAGATGTTGTCTAAAGAAAGATTAATTACTTATAGTATAATTTTTATTCTATTAAGTGCACTAGTTTATTTTGTATTTTTAGGAGATGAAAAATATGTAGAGGACTATAATATTAAAATAGATGCTTTGGAAGCTAAAGTAGATTCTTTACACCATATAAACGATGATTTAGTATTTAAAATAGATACTTTAAATCAACAAATCGTAAAGTTAGATACAGAAATAGACAAGCAAGATAAAAAGATTGTCACTTTAAAATATAAAGTAAATGAAAAAGTTAATTCCGTTGATTCTTTTAATGATGATGAGCTTACAAGGTTTTTCACAGAGCGTTATAGACACTACGAAGATTCAATTAAAAAAGCCGATAGCGCGTCTAGTAATTAAAGACCTAATAATAGGGGACGGTGCCAAAGAAGAATTAAAATTATTATCTAATAAATTAGGTTTATTAGAAACAAAAATAGTTGTTAAAGATAGTGTTATATTTAATTTAAATAAAAGTGTTATGAATTTTGAAAATATATTATTAGCAAAATCTGACCAATTAGCTATATCACAAGAATTATCTCTAAAATTACAAACAGATTTAAAAAAACAAAAAGCCAAAACTAAATTGTTTCAATTAGGTTCGGGCGCATTAGTAGTTGGAGGAATAGTACTACTATTAGCAAAATAATATGTCAGATTTAAAAAAAGTAATACGTCAAGAATATTTAAAATGTGCTAAGGATCCAGTGCATTTTATGCGTAAATATTGTTATATACAACACCCACAACGTGGACGTATACAATTTAATTTATATCCATTCCAAGATAAAGTATTAACGCTATGGCGTGATAATCCTTATTCTATTGTATTAAAATCTAGACAGTTAGGTATATCTACTCTATCAGCAGGTTATTCTTTATGGTTAATGACTTTCCATAAGGATAAAAACGTACTTTGTATTGCAACAAAGCAGGACACAGCTAAAAACATGGTAACAAAGGTAAAATTTATGTATGAAAATTTACCATCATGGCTTAAAATAGATGCACCTGAAAATAATAAATTAACACTACGATTAGCAAATGGATCCCAAATTAAAGCAACATCAGCTTCAAGTGATGCCGGTAGATCAGAAGCAGTATCTTTACTACTAATTGATGAGGCAGCCTTTATTGAAAATATTGGTGAAATATGGGCATCAGCACAACAAACACTAGCAACTGGGGGTGGTTGTATAGCATTATCTACACCTTATGGTACAGGTAATTGGTTTCACCAAACATGGTCAAGAGCAGAAGCAGCAGAAAATGACTTTTTACCTATCAAATTACCTTGGTATGTACACCCAGATAGAGATGAAGCATGGAGAAAAAGACAAGATGAATTATTAGGTGATCCTAGAATGGCAGCACAAGAATGTGATTGTGATTTTAGCACCTCTGGTGATATTGTATTTTATCCTGAATATATAGAATACTATGAAAAATCATTTGTTAAAGACCCCTTAGAAAGAAGAGGTAATGATCAAAATTTATGGGTTTGGGAACAAGCAGATTATTCAAGAAATTATATGGTAGTAGCTGATGTATCTAGGGGTGATGGTAAAGATTATTCTGCATTTCATGTTATAGATACAGAAACAAATGTACAAGTAGCTGAATATAAAGGACAAATTGGAACTAAAGAATATGGACACTTATTAGTAGGTATAGCTACAGAATATAATGAAGCAATGTTAGTAATAGAAAATGCTAATATTGGGTGGGCAACTATACAAGTTGTTATTGATAGACAATATCAGAACCTCTACTATTCACAAAAGGGTGGAGAAGCCAATGTTAATTCGTATTTTGATAAATATCAAGATCATTCAAAAATGGTTCCTGGATTTACTATGTCATCAAGAACGAGACCTATGGTAATTGGTAAATTTCAAGAATACATAGGTGATAAAGGAGTAACAATACAATCTAAAAGATTAGTAGAAGAAATGAAAACATTTATATGGCGTAATGGAAGACCAGAAGCTCAATCAGGATACAATGATGATTTAGTTATGGCTTTTAGTATTGCTATGTACATTAGAGATACAGCATTAAAATTTAAACAAAGAGGAATAGACTTAACCAGACAATCCTTAAATAATATGCAAGTTAATAGAACAGCATATCAAGGGAGTTATGGTAATAACCAACAAATGAAAAATCCTTATCAAATTGATACAAATAAGGGTAAAGAAAACATTGATTGGTTATTATAGTAATATTTATAACAATAATTAATATATAGAAATGGCAAATACAAGCATATTTTCAAGATTACAAAGATTATTTTCAACTGACGTTGTTATCAGGAACGTTGGTGGTAATCAAATTAAAACAATAGATTCAGGTCATATACAATCAAGTGGCGAATATGAAACTAATGCTTTAGTTGACCGATTTAATCGAGTATACTCAACAGCTCCTTCATCTTTATATGGAGCCCAATTTAACTTAAATTATAATTATTTAAGACCCCAACTATATTCAGAATATGATATAATGGATCAGGATGCTATTATTGCCTCTGCTTTAGATATATTAGCTGATGAATCTACCCTTAAAAATGATATGGGTGAAGTACTTCAAATTAGAAGTTCAAATGAAGATATACAAAAAATTCTTTATAATTTATTTTATGATGTATTAAATATTGAATTTAATGCTTGGATGTGGATTAGACAAATGTGTAAGTATGGTGATTTTTTCCTAAAAATGGAAATATCAGAAAAATTTGGTGTTTATAATGTAATACCTTATACTGCTTATCACATTGAAAGAATGGAAGGTCAAAATCCTGAAAACCCATCAGAAGTAAAATTTAGATGGAATCCTGATGGATTCGCAGGTGGTTCTTATGGTTACTATAATGTACCTAATCAAAATGTAAATGATGATAGAGGTGGTATTGTGTTTGATAATTACGAAATGGCACATTTTAGATTTGTAGCTGATGTTAATTATCTTCCTTATGGTAGAGCATATATTGAACCAGCTAGAAAATTATTTAAACAATATACATTAATGGAAGACGCGATGTTAATTCATAGAATTGCTCGTGCTCCAGAAAAAAGAGTATTTTATGTAAACGTTGGAGCTATTCCACCTAATGAAGTAGAAGCATTTATGCAGAAAACTATTTCAAGTATGAAACGTACTCCTATGATGGATGAAAAAACAGGTGAATATAACTTGAAATATAACATGCAAAATATGTTAGAAGATTTCTATATTCCTGTTCGTGGAAATGATAACGCAACAAAAATAGATACTACTCCAGGATTATCATATGATGGTATTCAAGATGTAGAATATCTAAGAGATAAATTATTTGCTGCTCTTAAAATACCTAAAGCATTCTTAGGATATGATGAAAACACAGAAGGTAAAGCTACATTAGCAGCTGAAGATATTAGATTTGCTCGTACAATTGATAGAATACAAAGAATTATACTATCAGAATTTAATAAAATAGCATTAGTACACTTATATACTCAAGGCTATACAGATGAGACATTGACAAACTTTGAATTATCAATGACTACTCCATCTATTATATATGACCAAGAAAAAATTGAATTATTAAAAGCTAAAACAGAATTAGCAGGTTCATTATTAGAACAAGGTTTAGTTCCATCTGATTGGATTTATCATAATGTATTCCACTTTAGTGAAGATCAATATGATGAATATAGAGATTTAGCTCGAGAAGATGCTAAACGTCAATTTAGATTAGATCAAATAAAAGCAGAAGGTAATGACCCAGTTGCAACTGGTAAATCATATGGTACACCTCATGATTTAGCTTCATTATATGGTATGGGTAGAACACAATCAGACCCAGCAAATGTACCTGATGGATATGCTAAAGATGATCCTAAAAAAGGAAGACCAATTGATTCAATGACTACAAGAGGTAAACAAGAAAATAATTTTGGTAAAGATCCATTAGGCGTAAAACGTATGAAAGATACAGATAAAAATGATGGTGATGGAAGACCAAGTTTAAGTGAATCAGAAAGTGCCCATGTAACTTATTTAAAAAACAAGGACATTTTTAGATCTCTTAACAAGAAAAAATTAATATTTGAGGAAGATGAAAACACATCGTCACTACTTGATGAATCTCAACTAAAAAGCTAATATTTATAAATAAATATATTTTTGATGAAAATAAAACATTCAAAATTTAAAAATACTGGTATATTATTCGAATTGCTAGTAAGACAGATTACCGCGGATACTTTAAAAGGGGGAGATTCTCCTGCAATTGATATACTTAAAGAATATTTTGTAAAAACAGAACTGGGACGTGAGTATAAATTGTATGAATCCATATTGAAATCAAAGGTAATATCAGAAGGAAAAGCTAATTCTTTAATATCTACTATTTTAGAAAGTTCTAAAAAGTTTAATAGATCTGTACTTAGAAAACAAAAGTACAATCTAATTAATGAAATTAAAAAACATTATAACTTAGAATCCTTTTTTGGGTCTAAAGTAAAAAATTATAAAGAAATAGCTTCTATTTATACTTTAATAGAAAGTTATAACTACAAAGAAGTTACTAATATAGATCAAATTAACAATAATAAAGTTACTATATTAGAATTTTTAACTAAAACTAAAGTAGTTAAAGCACCAAAAGAAAAAGTAGTTCAAGAATTTACATCTTATGATAAAGATTTAAGAACTTTAACTTATAAAATATTATTAGAGAAATTTAATGATAAGTATGATGGGTTAAGTATAGAGCAAAAAGAAATACTAAAAGAATTTATATACTCAGTAGATTCAACACCTTCATTAAGAGAATTTTACAATAATAAAGTAAATACTTTAAAATCAACTTTAGAAACTATATCAGAATCAATAAAAGATACAGCTACTAAAATTAAAATTACAGAAGTAGCTAAATTATTGACTGAATTAAATAAAACTGATAAAGTAGATAATGATAATTTAGTTGATTTGTTACAATATTACGAACTAGTAAAAGAAATACAAGTAGCAAATGGCGTACAAATATAAACTTAGTGAAATGTCCAAAACTGCTTCACCAGAAGCAGCAGCAAAAGAACTTGAACGTAAAGATGGAGAAGGATTCCAAGTAGGTCAAGTTACTTATGCTGCAGATGGTCAATCCAAATCTACTATTACTAATATAGATAGTGAAACAGGTGCTGTTTCTTGGAAAATTACACAATTACCTGGATTTGATAAATTATATGACGAAATGGATCAGTTAGTTGATGTATCTAAAAGAGTTTATGTTAAAACTAAGGATGATGATAAATTTAGAGAAATTTATGATGAAGCTCGTAAATTAAGAAATAAAGTAAGAACACATCTTAGAAACGAATACCCAGACGAGTATAAAAGAATGACTAGGATTGGTGAAGCTTATAGTGGTTTTATAAGAAACCCAGAAGACCCAGATTACAAAAAATTTGAACCAACTTCTCAAAGAATAAAGGGAAAAGTAGATCAATTTAAAGAAGATTTAAGAACATTATTTGGTAAATTTAAAGGTGATTTAAATAATCCTGATTTTATAAGAGGAGTAGCTGAAATAATGGTTAGTTGGAAATCACTTTTAAGAAGTCAAATGTCTGAAACTGATGTAGATGAAGCGTCAATGTCAGGTGCAGCTGGTGCTTATAATACACCATATGCTTTTGTAAGAAAAAAATTAAAAAAAGGTAAAAAGAAAAAAGGAGTTAAAATGAATAAACCTTCAGGTTTAGTCAATTATATGGATTATTCTGTTAATGAAGGTAATGAAGAAGCTATTACTTATTTTCAACAAGCAATAAAGTTAAGTCATACTAATAAAGTAAGAAACCTTATATTAAAAGCTGCTAAAGAATTAGGGTTAGAAATCCCTAAAGTATGGACAGAAACTGTAAATGAAAATAACAAAAACCCAGGAGCAACATTAGGCCCAGGCCCTAAAGCAAGTGAAAATGGGGTAGCAGATAATGCATATGTAAAACAATTTAAATATAAACTAGTTAAGAAAAATAAAGACGGTACTTATGTACAGCCTCCATCAACTTTACCAGTTCGTAAACTTTGGGGAGAATAATAATATTTATAACATGAAGGATAGACTAGTTAAAGAAGAAGAAGCTAAATTAGAAAAATTCCAACAAAGCCGTATTGATGCTTTTGGGGAAATTGAAGATGAATTAAAATCTCTAATTAAACCCTTAAGACAGGCAAAAATAGATACGGTTAAATATTATAGACAAGATGAACCTAAAAGTTATTCTGTCGTTTATGGAACAGATTTAATTAAAGATTATATTAAAGATATTAAAACATTATTAGAAAAATAAAAACAATGAAAAAAACAGCTGAACAACTACACAAGGAGTTAACAGATAAGTTAATTACAGAAAATTATGTTGATTTAAAACCAATCAACAAAATCGAGGCAACCCCTAAAGAAGGATGGGAAGCTAAATATTTTAATTACATTAATGAAGCAGGTGAAAAATCACTTAATCCTATCGTTAACGATGATATGAAAGCTAATACCCTAAAATCAGAAGAAAAGGTATCTGCAGATCCTAATTATAAGTTTTCTATGGATAATAAATTGGCGGGTTCATATAAAGTCTCTGATGGTGTAGAAAATATCGCTTCACATAATTACGACTATTCTCCAAAAGTAGATAACATTAACAATGTTAATGCTCAAGAAATGATGAATGGTGTATACTGTGAAATAAAAAATAATCCAAAACTAACATTAGAAGAAGCTCAAGCTAAAGTAATTAAAAATTTAGCTAAAGATCAAATGTATTATGTAAAAGAAGGACAATTTGGTGTTGCAGGATTAGGATACCAAGAAGAATCAGCTGGTTTACCTGCAATTGATAATCAAATGGAAGTAGTTAAAGAATCAACTACATCAAAAATTAAAAATATACTTAAAGAACACTTTATGGGTGTTAGTAATGGTAACAAAAGTAGCTTTGCTTCAATATCAGGTGAAGTTATTAATAAAATGTTAGCTGAAGAAGGATTAGTTGAAACTCCAAATTCATTAGATAATTTTGTAAATGAATTAAATAAAGAAGATGATCTTCCAATGAGTGAAGATAAATTTGATGAAGCAAGAGAAAAAGCTATAGAATCATCTCAAGAAAAAGCAGGTATGGCTGAAGAAGCAAGACCAGATTATCCAGATATCGATGGAGATGGTGATAGAAAAGAGCCAATGGCTAAAGCAGCTAAAGATAAAGAAAAGAAAAAGAAAGTAAAAAAAGAATCAATCGATACTAAATTAGCTGAAATAGGTAAAGAAGCTGAAGCAGTAAAATTAGAGGCACAGTTAGATTTCTTACATGATCATATTGCTGAAAAAGTAGATAGAGTAAATTCAATTAATGAAGATGAAAATCTTAAAGAATTAATTGATAAAGCTAAGATGAAGCAAATGCAGAAAGAAATTAAAGAACTAGAAAAGAAAAAATCTAAAATGGAAAAGATTTACGAAAAATCTTGTGGTAAAAAATATGCTAAAAAAGAAATGGTAGACGAAACTGAAGAAGTAGAGGAATCATTTGATAGTGTAGTAGATGATATCATGGATCAAGGTAAATCAAGAGAAGATGCTGAAAAAATTGCAGGTGCAATTAACGCTAAATACGTAGGCAACTACAAAGATTAATCAAGTTATTATATGAAGACATTACTAATAGAAACTCACGAGTTTAAGGCCTCACCCCAACAGCTAACTGAAAATGTATCTGAAAATGGTAATTTATTAGTTGAGGGTGTTTTAGCAACTGCTGAAGTTAAAAACGGTAATGGTCGTTACTACTCTAAAGATTTATGGGAAAGAGAAATGAATAAATATGCTGAACTTGTTGAACAAAGACGTTCAATGGGAGAACTAGATCACCCTGAATCATCAGTAGTAAATTTAAAAAATGTATCTCACCTAATATCTGATTTTTGGTGGGATGGAGATAACGTAATGGGTAAAATAGAAATTTTACCTACTCCCTCAGGAAATATACTTAAAGAACTAATAGGACATGGTGTTACAGTAGGTGTATCATCAAGAGGAATGGGTTCATTACAAGATAGAGGTGGTGTAATGGAAGTACAAGATGACTTTGAATTACTATGTTGGGATTTTGTTTCAACACCATCAAACCCAGGTTCTTATATGCATACTATTAAAGAAGGTAAAGAAATGGTTAATTATGATTATACAAAAGTTAACCAAATTGTTACTGAGATCCTTTGCTCAAAAGGCTCTTGTCCTGTAATGTAATTTTAAGATATTTTCATATACGTATAACCGTAATACATCATGATTATCTTTATATGATGTTAGACTATTAATAATTTTCTATTACGTCTCATGAATAGACGTATTTCACAAACTAAATTTTGGGATTATGGCAACAAACAGAGATTTGCTAAAAGAGGCAATTGCCGATGCGAAGTCCGTAAGGGAAACAGCAATCGCAAACGCCAAACTTGCTCTTGAAGAAGCTTTCACTCCACATCTAAAATCTATGCTAGCTGCAAAGTTAGAAGAAATGGACAAAGATGATGAAGTAAAAGAAGAAAAAGAAGACAAAGTTGAAGAAATGGATGCTTCTAGTTTCGAAAGAAAGAACTCTCCAGCCGGTGACTCTTTAAAAGATCTTGCGCCGAAAAAAGTAGGTCAATCTACAGTGCAAGAAGAAAAAGAGGAAGTGGATGAAGAAATCGATCTTGATGAACTATTAGCTGAACTTGAAGATTCTAAAGATTTATCTGAGGACGCTAGAACTGACGCAGAAGAAGAAGGCTACAAAGATGGCATGAAAGACGAGAAAGAAGATCTTGAAGAAGATGCTCGTACTGACGCAGAAGAAGAAGGGTACAAAGATGGAATGAAGGACGAAAAAGAAGACATGGAAGACGAGGAAATTGATCTCGAAGATATGTCAGAAGACGACCTTAAAGGATTTATCGAGGATGTCATTAAAGACATGGTCGCTGACGGCGAAATTGAGCCAGGTGACGAATTCGTAGAAGACGAAGTTGAAGTTGAAGACGTTGAAGACATTGATGTTGTAGACGACTTAAGCGTAGATGTAGAAATCGACGAAGCCAAAAAAGAAGAAATGGATGAAAGTGAAAAAGTTGATGAAGCAAAAGACGAGATCGATGAAGCATCTCGTGTAAAAGGTGAAAAAGGTGTCGGAAACGAGGATGGAGACAAAGATGACTCTAAAATCGAAAAAGAAACTGAAAAAATGAGATTCAAAGAAGCAATGGATGAAATTCAAGCGCTTAAAGTTGAATTGAATGAAGTTAACCTTTTAAATGCTAAGTTACTTTACACTAACAAAATTTTCAAGGCAAAAAACTTAACTGAAAGTAAAAAAGTTAAGGTATTAAAAGCGTTTGACAAAGCGAAGGATGTACAAGCAGCGAAAACAATTTTTGAAACATTATCAGAAGGTTTACTAGATAAATCTCCAGTAAATGAATCAAGAAACTTAGGATCTGCATCGAAAGCTAGTGGTTTAGAACCAAAAGCGACGTCAACAAAACAACCAATCATTGAGTCAAATGACGTTTACAACCGTATGCGTAAGCTAGCGGGATTAATTTAAAAATTATTATTAACAATTTAAACTATTTATTATGAGCTTAAATACTCTTTTAGAAAGCGCTAACCCATATCAGTCTCTACAGTCTGATGCAGCTAAATTAGCTGGTAAATGGGAAAAAACAGGTCTTTTAGAAGGTTTAAATGGTGCCCACAAAAACAACATGGGAATCATTTTAGAAAACCAAGCTAAACAACTTGTAGTAGAATCTTCTCAAACAGGAGGAGGTACTGCGTCTTCAGGTACATTCTCAAGCCAAACTGCTGTTAACATCGGTGGTCAATGGGCTGGAGTTGCTTTACCATTAGTAAGAAAAGTATTTGGTCAAATCGCAGCAAAAGAATTTGTTAGCGTTCAGCCAATGAACTTACCTTCTGGTCTAGTATTTTACCTAGATTTCCAATACGGAAATGACAAAACTCCATTCGCTGCCGGTGATTCATTATACGGTAACGAAGGTGGAAATGCACCATTCGGAAACACTAACGAAGGTGGTCTTTATGGAGCAGGTAGATTTGGATATTCTATTCAAAATACTTCTTCACAAGTAAACGTTGCTGCAGTAGCAACAGCTAAATGGTCTGACTTTAACTATGATTCTGATTACTCAGCATCATTCGGAGACTATAAGAAATTCTCATTCGCTAAATCAGGTTTAGGAATGGCTGATTTCGAAGGTGTTAAAGGATTCCAATTATACTCAGGTTCAGCTGCATCAAGAATCCCTTCTTTACTAGTTAAAACAGGATCTGCAGGTAAACAAGTATCAGCATTTACTTCAGTAGATGATACTAATGTACATTTCCTTGCACTAGCCGCTGATTGGGCTGGAGCTACAGGTAATGCTGCAACTGCACAATCAATTGTATTCCAAGTACAACCTACTGATCAATACAGAGGTGACTTTGAAGCTGGAAACAGCGTACCAAACACTTGGAATGATTCAGGTTCAAACGGAAACAGCGGATGCTGTCCTCCACAAGTTATTCCAGAAATCAACATTCAGATGAAATCATCTGCAATCGTTGCTAAAACTAGAAAACTTAAAGCAGTTTGGACTCCAGAATTCGCACAGGATTTAAATGCATACCATGCATTAGATGCTGAAGCAGAATTAACTTCTATCCTTAGTGAGTATATCTCATTAGAAATTGACCTAGAAATTCTTTCTATGTTGATCGAAGGAGCAGGAGCTGGAACTGAAAACTGGTCAGCAGTTAACAATACTGCAATTTCAACAGCTGCTAACGGTAATGCTGTTGTTACTGACTTAGGATTCTATAACTCACAAGGACAATGGTTCCAAACTTTAGGAACTAAAATCCAAAAGTTGAGTAATATCATTCACCAGAAAACTCTTAGAGGTGGTGCTAACTTCTTAGTATGTTCTCCAACTGTAGGTACAATTTTGGAAAGTATTCCAGGATTTGCTGCTGATTCAGATGGCGATGCTGCTAAAGCTAGCTACGCATTTGGTGTACAAAAAGTAGGTTCAATTAATGGACGTTACAAAGTATACAAAAACCCTTACATGACTGAAAACAAAATCTTATTAGGATTTAGAGGTTCTCAGTTCCTTGAAAGTGGTGCTGTATTTGCTCCGTACATTCCGTTAATCATGACTCCACTAGTATACGATCCAAATACTTTCACACCAAGAAAAGGATTGTTAACTAGATATGCTAAGAAAATGGTAAGACCAGAATTTTATGGTACTATCAACATCTCAGGATTAAACACTCTATAATCAGAGATAACTCTTAGTTAGTAAGAATTAGCCCGAACTCACGTTCGGGCTTTTTTTTTCAATATTTATAATAAAATACTCAACTATGAATGTACCAATTTATGATGGTTGTCCAATTTGGAACGAAAAATCCGTACCATTTGGATTCTATAATACCGATACTACATTTCAAATCGATGCTATAAAAGTCACAAAATTTTGTGCTTCAAGGTTAGGTTATCCTTTAGTAGATGTTGAACTACAATCAAGTTCATTTTTTACGGCATTTGAAGAAGCAGTAACTACATATGGAAATGAATTATATGCATATAAAATACGTGATAATCAATTATCACTTGAAGGAATTACAACAGGGTCATCTTTAAACCAGGCATTAATAACACCAAGTTTTGAACCAATTGTTAGATTAACTGAACAATATGGTGAAGAAGCAGGTAGTGGAGGAAATGTACCGTATTACTCAGGCTCATTCCAATTAACTTCTAGTATTCAAGATTATGATTTCCAAACTTTTATGACAGGAAGTGGATTAACAGGGTCTGAATACGAAAATGGTATAGAAGTAAAAAAAGTATATTATGAACCAAAATTCCCAGCATCAGCAAGATATTTAGATCCTTATAATGGATTTGGATTTGGAGGTGCTGTAGCAGCAGGTATTGTTGGATTTGGAGGATTTGGTCAAGGAATGGGATATTTAATGGCTCCATTAAATTATGATTTACAAGTAATACAACAAATAGAAATGAATGAAATGGTTAGAATGTCTAACTATTCATTTAGAGTACAAGATGATAAATTAAGAATATTCCCTATACCTAATTTTGATGGGACATTCCATTCAGGTTCATCTTTACTATTAAATAATGCTTTATCAGCATCCAATCCACCATCAATAACATTTGCAAGTGATTTAACTTCATCTTTAATTGATATAACTGGAGGAACTGGTGAAGGTAAAGATGCACAAGGTGTTATTATAGGAAGTCAAGGAACAAATACTACATATGAATTTAAAGTAAAATCATCAGGTAGTGGATACACAGCTGGTGATGTAATTACAATATCAGCAGCTACTATAGATGGTTCTAGTAATGATATTAGTAATGCATCTGGAGATTTAGTATTTACTTTAAGAGAACAAGACATAACAGCTATTTGTGGTGGAGGAACTTTATGGTTTGATTACATTTTAAGAGATGAAAGAATAAATAGTTCAGTTAAACAAACTCCAACTAAAGTTACAAATGTATCAAATGCACCATTTGAAAATCCTACATATGAATTTATTAATTCAGTAGGTAGACAATGGATATTCGAATACACACTAGCTTTAGCAAAAGAAATGTTAGGGTATGTAAGAGGAAAATATAGTAGTATTCCAATACCAAATGCTGAAGTTAATTTAAATCAAGGTGATTTAATATCAGCAGCAACAACAGAAAAAGCAGCATTAATAGAAAGATTAAGAACATATCTTGATGAAACATCAAGACAAGCATTATTAAATAGAAGAGCATCTGAGGCTGAATCTAAGATGATTGAGTTACAACAAGTGCCTTACACAATTTATATAGCATAATATGGCAATGTTTACAAGACAAAGGGACTGGTCCCTTATGAGGCACTTAAATAGAGAAGTAATGGGTAACATTATAACTCAACAAGCCGCTATCTATCAGTTTCAATTAGAAGAAACAAAAGTTAATATTTACGGTGAAGCAGCTGAAGAAAAATATTATAATGGTCCTTTTCTATTCAATGTTTTAATTAATAGGTCAAATGAAGAATATGGTGAAAATGTAGAAGGTATCCAATTTAACCAACCTATTGAATTTTATTTTTTAAGAGATGATTTAGTAGAAAAAGATATAGTACCTAGAGTAGGTGATATCATATTATATCAAGAAGGATATTATGGAGTACAAAGTACAGTAGCAAACCAATATTGGGGAGGTAAAAATCCTGAATATCCTAATAATGATTCTGATGGAGAACCTAATCCACTTAATCCTGGATTAGAAGAATTTGGTAATAACATATCAATTCTAGTTTCAACTTATTATATACCTGCTGATAAAGTAGCTATTTCACCATATCAAGAAAGATTCTAATGGCAAAACCAAGAAAACCCATACCAAAATCACAATTAACCTTAAGCACAAATAAACATACGGCTTTTAGGGGTAGAGAAGAACAAGGGATACAAACTAATCCTAATAATGATATTATCCCTAATAATCCAAATTACTCAGAAACTGGTATCCAACATAATAGATCGGATCAAATGAGTTTTAGAGATGATGATACTAAACAATTTTCTGTAGGTGTTAAAGATATTGATGAAGCAGTATTTTATTATTTTGAAAATAAAATTAAACCTTTTGTTTATCAAAATGGAGCTAGAAGAGAAGTACCTATAATATATGGTGCTCCTGAAAGATGGAAATCATTTCAACGTGATGGATATTATAGAGATAAAAAAGGTGCAATTATGTTACCTATTATCGTATTAAAAAGAGATAAAATAACAAAAGATAGAACAGTTGCAAATAAATTAGATGCAAATCAACCAAATTTAACTGGGGTATTTTCTAAACAATTTAGTGCTAAAAACTTTTATGGTAATTTTGCAGCTCTAAATAATAGAATACCAGTAGACACATTTCATGTAGTAGCACAACCAGATTATGTTACTATGGACTATAGTTGTTTAATACAAACTTATTATATGGAACAACTAAATAAAATTATTGAAGCATGCGAGTATGCATCAGATGCGTATTGGGGCAATCCTGAAAGATTTATGTTTAGATCATTTATAGATAGTTTTTCTACAGCCACAGAATTAACAATTAATAAAGATAGGTTGGTTACTGGAACTTTTAATATTAGATTACGTGGATATTTAATCCCTGATACTATACAAAAAGATTTAGCATCAACTAAAAAATATAATTCAAAAGCAAAAGTTACAATTAACATGGAAACTGTAAGTGATGTAGAAGGAGCAGGAATACAAACTTCAAACCCTACTACAGACCATAGAAGTAGAAGTTAATCTTAACAAATAATAACATATTTATAATAAATTAAAAACCAAAAATTATGGCGAGTAAAAAGTTATCAGAAAGTGAGTTGCAAATTTTAGAAGAATTCCAAACTAGAAACAATGATATTGTAGTACAGACAGGAGCAACTGAATTAAGAATTGATGTCCTAGAGAGACAAAAGGAACAACTTTTAGAAAAGTTTCAAAAATTAACAAAAGACCAAGCTAAATTTGGTAAGGAGTTACAAGAAAAGTATGGTGATGGTAATATAGACTTAGAAAAAGGAGAATTTACCACAGCAGAATAAATTTTTGAGATATTTTCTAATATTTATAATAAAACAATATTAAATATAATATAAGACAATGGCAGAAACATTAATATCTCCAGGTGTATTAGCAAGAGAAAATGATCAATCCTTCATTGGAGCACCACCAATTTCATTTGGTGCTGCAATAATTGGACCAGCAGTTCAAGGTCCAGTTGGAATTCCAACGGCAGTATCTTCATTCTCGCAATACGAAGCTATATTCGGAGGGTCAATTGAAAGTGGCTCACGATCATACTCATACCTAAACTCAGCAGCAGCATCTAATTACTTCCAACAAGGTGGTGAATCATTACTAGTCGTAAGAGTAGTTAGTGGATCAGCAGGATGGTCAGAAGCTTCATCTTCAATTGATAATATAGCTACTACCCCAGCAGGAGTACTGAGAACTGACATTAATATGTCTGCTTCTATTTCAGCAAATACTCTTGCAAGTCAAGTTGCAGGAACACATGCTTTAGGTACAGTTACTGGTGGAGCAGGAAATTCAGCAGCAGGAACATATACAGTAACTGCAGATGGAGTTGTTACTTCAGTTAATTTTACAGCAGGACAAGCTTATGTAGCTGGTAACGCATTAACCGTTCAAGGAAGTCAAGGAGGAGGAAGTGGAACATTTGTAATTACTCTTAAAGCTTCAGATTTAGAAAGTGAAGTAGCATTTAAATTATCTACAATATCAGAAGGTGCTGTAATGAATAATTACCAAGCAGGACCAGATAGTGCAAATGGTACATTAACAAATGGTACTAGAAATAATGTAAGATGGGAAATTACAGGTGCTAATACAGGATCTGGACAATTTTCATTAGCTATTAGACGTGGTAATGACACAGCTACTCAAAAAGCAGTATTAGAACAATACAATAACTTATCAATGGATCCATTGGCTGCAAATTATGTAGAAAAAGTTATTGGTAATACTTACTACTCAGTAGAACAAGATGGTGTTGATTATTATGTAAAATCAAATGGTGAATATCCAAACAATAGTGCTTATGTTTATGTAAGCGCAGTAAATTCACCTACACCAAATTATTTTGATAATAATGGAGCAGCTAAACCAGCATATTTTACAAGCATTCCAGCTATAGGATCAGGTTCGTTCCAAGGTGGTAGTGGTAATAATATAGCAATGGGGCCTGTGAAATTTAACGAAAATATCACGAATACAAACATTCAAGGATTAATTGCAGCAGAATATACACAATCATTAAACTTATTGTCAAATACCGATGCTTACAACTTTAATGTAATTACAGCTCCAGGACTAATTAACTCATTATCAGATCACTCACCAGTAGTATCTCAGATGGTAGCATTAGCTCAATCAAGAACTGACTGTATTGCAGTAGTTGATTTAGTACCTTATAACAGTACAGTAAATACTGTAGTAACTCAAGCATCAGCATTTGATAGTTCATATGCAGCAACATATTGGCCTTGGCTACAATCAATTGACGCAAACGCTCAGTATGTTTGGTCGCCAGCTTCTGTGTTTATACCGGGAGTATACGCATTTACAGATGCTTCTTCAGACCCATGGTTCGCACCAGCAGGTCTAATTAGAGGTGCGCTAGGTAACGTAGTTAAAGCAGAAAGAAAATTAACATCAGGTAACAGAGATAACCTATATGAAGCAAATGTTAACCCAATTGCAACATTCCCAGGAAGTGGAGTTGTAGTATTTGGACAGAAAACATTACAGAAAAGAGCAAGTGCTTTAGATAGAGTAAATGTACGTAGATTATTAATAGCATTAAAATCATACATTGTACAAGTATCAGATAACTTAGTATTTGAACAAAATACAATAAGCACAAGAAATAATTTCTTAGCACAAGTTAACCCATACTTAGAAAGTGTACAACAAAGACAAGGTTTATACGCGTTTAAAGTTGTAATGGATGCTACAAATAACACACCAGATGTAATCGATAGAAACGAGCTAGTAGGACAAATTTACTTACAGCCAACTAAAACAGCTGAATTCATAATTCTAGATTTCAATGTTTTACCAACTGGAGCAACATTTCCATCATAAGAATTAAAAAACAGAATATTTATAATAAAATAAATAAAATAATAAAATGGCAGTATTAGACCCAAACGAAATATTTTTCACAGCTTTTGAGCCAAAACAAAAGAATAGATTTATTCTTTATGTAGATGGAATCCCATCTTACCAGATTAAAGGTATGGGAGCTGTAACAATCTCACAAGGCACAGTAGCTTTAAATCATATCAACGTTCAAAGATTTGTAAAAGGTAAATCTACTTGGAACCCAATTTCAATGACGTTATTTGATCCAATTACACCATCAGGTGCTCAAGCAGTAATGGAGTGGGTTAGATTACATCACGAATCAGTAACAGGTAGAGATGGATATAGTGATTTCTATAAAAAAGATCTAACATTAAATGTACTAGGACCTGTAGGTGATATCGTATCTGAATGGATTATAAAAGGTGCAATCATTACTTCAGCAGATTTCGGAGATTTCAATTGGGACACTGAAAATGCCGCTCAAGAAATTAGCTTAGAAGTACAACCAGATTACTGTATATTAAATTTCTAAGAAATTTTACGCATATTTTGAAAAATAGCTTGGCTTCGGTCAAGCTTTTTTTTATATTGATATGTATAACTAGAAACACGTTACGAACTAAATAAAGATTATATGAGTGATTTTAAATTCCCCACGGAAGAAGTAGATTTACCCTCTAAAGGATTAATTTATTCAAAAGAAAACCCACTATCAAGCGGTAAAGTAGAAATGAAATATATGACTGCTAAAGAAGAAGATATTCTTTCTAACCAAGCTTATATTCAAAAAGGTGTAGTATTAGATAAATTATTAAAATCATTAATTGTTGATGATAAAATTAATATTGATGATTTAATTGTAGGAGATAAAAATGCATTATTGATTGCATCTAGAGTATTAGGTTACGGTAAAGATTATAAAGTAACAGTAGATGAATCAGAACATACTATTGATGTATCTACTTTAGAAAATAGAAAATTCGATGAATCTAAATATGAAGCAGGTAAAAATGAATTTTCATTTACATTACCAACCTCAGGAACAATTATTACATACCAATTAGTAACTGGAAAACTTGAAAAAGCAATTGAAAGAGAAATTGCTGGACTAAAGAAAATAAGTAAAGATTCTGCAGCCACTTTAAGTACAAGATATAAACATATGATATTATCAGTTGATGGTAATGAGGAAAAGAAATATATCAGAGAATGGGTTGATAAAGCATTTTTAGCACGAGATTCTAGAGCCTTCAGAGAACACATTAAAAATAGTCAACCAGATGTTGATTTGTCCTATATTTTGGACAATGGGAAGGAGGTAGTTGTACCCATTGGGTTGAACTTTTTTTGGCCTGACGCTTAAGACCGCACCCCTAGCAAGGAAGAATTTATTTAAAGTGATCCATGATATAGTATTTCATGGTAATGGTGGATTTGATTATCACACTGTTTATAATATGCCTATCTGGCTACGAAAATTTACATTTAAAGAAATCCAGGACCATTTTGACGCTCAGAATGCTGAAATGAAAAAATTAGATAAAAAGAAAGGGGAAAAAAATATGGTAAATGCAGATGGTAAAATAAATGTACCTGACTTCAAACAAGCAAGTGCTCCATATAAAGGTAAAACAAGTTATAAGTAATAATATTTATAATAAAACCTATTAATGGCGGCCGATCCTAAAAAAATTCAAGAACAATTAAAGCAAATCCAGTCTTTATATGATAGACTTGGAAAAATCAACCCTTATGCAGGAATGGATGCTGGGGAAATTTCTAAGTCTGTAAATGAAGTTAAAAAGTTAGAAAATGCTTTAATGGGGGTTCAATCTCAAGTAGAGAATATGAGCCAGTCTTTCTCTGATTTAAGTGCCCAATTAGAAGCAACCATAAATGAAATATCAAAAGGACCTACTGCAACACAAAAATTTGCTAAAGGTTTTAAAGGGGTACTTGCTGAAGTAAAAAAATTAAAATATGAAGAAGAAGGCCTTGATAGTTTAAATCTAAGACAGCTTCAAAACCTTAAAAAAAGAGCTCTTAAAAGAACAGCAGATGCTAAAGAGGCAGCGATCCAATTGCTTCAAGAATCTGGTCTTCAAGGTATGATCAATGAAAAAATTGATAAAAGAACAAAAGCATATAAAGACCTTACTGACGCTCAAAAATCAGCACTTGGATTCTTACAAAAAGAAGACAAAACTGTTGAGTCTATAAACAATAAGATTAATAATAGAATAAAGAAAGAGAAAGAGTTATTAGAAAGAATGGGCGGCACAGGTGCTGCGTTAAAGGGGATAGAAGGGCTTCTACAAAAAATAGGTTTAGGTGATTTATCGAATGCCATGGGCTTCGATCAAATTAATGCGGATTTAAGAGAATTTGCTGAAACTGGAGCAAGCAGTCAAGAAATATTTCAAAAAGGAATTGAATTATCTGGTGAAGCTATCGAAACAGCCCTCAAAGATCCACTAGTTCAAGTAGCTATAGCAGCAAAAGCCTTTGCTACTGGGTTTAAAATGTCAATTGGGGCAGTAATAAAAGGCATAAAACAACTAGAAGAAGATACAGGAAAACTAGCTAAAAATCTAAATGTAGGTGCTCAAGAAGCTAGACAAATGTCAGAAGACTTTGCAGCAGCAGCTATCGGAAGTGATAGATTATTTGTTTCTAGTGAAGGGTTAGCACAAAGTACTGTAGATATAAATGATGCTTTAGGTACAACTGTTAGATTTAATGCCGAAAACTTAGCTACATTTACAAAGTTAAGAGAAACAGCAGGTCTAACTAGTGAAGAAATGATGGGGATACAAAAATTATCCCTTGCAACAGGACAATCTTTTGATGATATTGCAGATTCAACATTAAAACAAGTAGCAGCCCTAAATGAATCAACAGGAATACAGATAAATTCTAAAAAGGTTATGGCTGAGATTGCAAATACATCTGAAGCCACACAATTATCTTTAGGAAAAAGTGGTCCTGCATTAGCAGCAGCAATTACTACTGCAAAAGGTTTAGGTATGGAATTATCTAAAGTAGAGGATATTGCAGGAAGTATTTTAAATTTCGAACAATCAATACAAGATGAATTAGCAGCTGAATTACTGTTAGGTAAAAATATTAATTTAGAAAAAGCAAGACAAGCAGCATTAAATAATGACCTTGAAACAGTAGCAACAGAAATAGCTAAACAAGCAGGATCAGCAGCTGAGTTTGCAGAAATGAATAGAATTCAACAAGATGCATTAGCTAAAGCTGTTGGTATGTCTAGAGATGAGTTAGGTAAAACTTTATTTATACAAGAACAATTAAAAGGAGCTAGTGGTATTGATAAAGAGAATAGAGCTAAAATGCTAGAATCTCTAACAGATCAATATGGTTTAGAAAAAGCCCAACAAATGTTAAAAGAAAAAGGGTTAAAAAACTTATTAAACCAAGCTAGTGAAACAGAAAAAATACAAGCATCATTTGATAAAATAAATGAATTTGTTAAAAAGATAGGAGCTGCATTTGCTCCTGTTGTAGAAATGATGGGTAGTGTAGCATCCGCCCTTGCACAATCAGAAGTTGCTATGGCAGCTTTAGTAGGTATTCTTGGTGCTGTTGGAGTAGCATTAACAGTAGTAGCAGGTAAAGCATTATTAAATTTTGCAATTTCTGTTGGTCAGATGTTTGCAAAAGTAGTTGGTGGAATGTCAGCTTTAGGACCTCCAGGTGTTATAGCAGGTTTAGCATTAGGGGGAGTAGCAGTTGCTGGTGCCATAGGTGCTTATCAGTCATTAAAAGCAGATGATATGGCAATGGCTCCTTCATCACCTGGTTATGGTGATAGAATATTATCAACACCTAAAGGTTCAATTTCATTAAATAATGAAGATACTGTAGTAGCAGGAACTAACTTAGGAGGAGGTAATGGTAAAGCAATGGCAGCAATGGCTAATTCTTTAAAAACAATAGCACAATCATCAGCTGAAACGGCTAAAGGTCTTAAACGACAAAAACCAGTACCTTTATATCAAATAACGAGAGGTTAAAAAATCAATATTTATAATAAATTAATTAACATAAACTAAAAATCATGGGTCTATTAGATAAATTAACATCAGGTAAAACTCAATTATCAGGCTTGAATGGTCAAACACCAAGTGTTCCTAATTTTCAACAGTCTACTTTACATAAGGATTATTCTATAGTAGGAAAACCTAATGCACAAGAAGTAAAACCAGAAAACGGAGTACTACCTTTACCATCAACTTTGGAAAGAGCAGTATCACCACAAGACAAATATTTGAATAATTTGCCAAAATAAAACAGTATGCCATTAGTCAATTTGACAACAAACCTTAAATCTTTAAGGTATGGCAAGGATACAGTAGGTGGTGGTAATAGTAATCAACCTTATGTAACTAGGTCAATTCCTAAAGATATTGACGATGTAGGAAGAACAGGGGGACCTGACTTTCTATTACGTGGGGGAACTTTATTACCTAGAAGAATAGGTAATGATGTATCTAGATTGGCACAAATGTTTTTTGATTTTAAATCACCAGCAGGTCCATTATTTATAGCAAAACAAAATGTATTATCATTAACTAACGTTAATGGTGAAGCAGGATTTGCAGAACCTGCAAAACTAGTAATGAATCAAGGAGTTTATACTCCTTTAGAAGCAATTATACAAGCAGGAACTAATGCAATTGGAATGCACGTTCCAAAACAAGGTTACAATCCATTTGATAACTTAAACCCAGATGGTCCAAGAAATTTTGGATTTAGTTCAAATCGAAATCAACCATTAGCATTTCCAACTTATTTACGTACTATTATGCCTGATGGTGTAATAAGAAGTAGATTAGAAAATTTACAATTAACAAAAATTGATAATATAGCAGCTCCAAGTGAGCAAAATTTACTAACATACTCAGGAGGACCAGGAGCAATATTAGGTGTTGGTAAAACAAGAATTCCAATTACTAGTAGAACAACATTTCAACCAACAGATGTAAATTTTTATGGTAGTGGTACAAGCAACAGTATAGGTAAATCAGTATTATCCTATAATCAATTATTTAATGTATCAAGTGATCCTTTAAATGCTGTTACATCAGTTGTTAATACAATTTCTGGATTATTTGGTATCCCCTCACTTCCTTTAATTCCAGGTAATTCAACTCCAAGAATACCAAACAGTCAAGGAGGTACTAATTTAACTAACCCTAATTTCCAACAAACATTAGGTCCAAGTCAAACAAGACCTTCAACTATAGCTTGGGAATTTGATAAACAATTTGAACAAAGAGTTAACTTAGGTAATCCTGGTAAAAGAGGAAATTTATCAAGTTATACTATAGGTAAAAGAGACATTAATACTTCAATATCTGGATCAATATCTAATAATTCAGGATATAAAAATGCTGTAGATAAAATTAATGCCTTTCCATTATATAAGTCGACTTCAGTAACATCTGACAATGATAAAAATGATTTTGTTAAATTTAGAATTGGTGTTATAGATAATAATAATCCTAGTGAAAAAACTTATATCCATTTTAGAGCCATAATTAATTCTTTAAGTGATTCATACCAATCAGAATGGGGAGGTCAAAGATTTATGGGAAGATCTGAAGAGTTTTACAAATATAAGGGGTTTGGCCGAACAGTTTCATTAGATTGGACCGTAGCAGCACAATCAAAACAAGAACTAATACCAATGTATCAAAAATTAAATTATTTAGCTTCAGTTTGTGCTGGTGATTATTCAGATGTTGGGTATATGAGAGGAAATTTAATAACATTATCTGTAGGTGGTTGGTTCCAAGAACAAGTTGGATTTATGAGTGGTATAACATTAGATGTACCACAAGAAGCCCCATGGGAAATTGGAATAACAGACGCAGGGAATGTAACATCAATAGGAGCAGGAGATAGAACACGAGAAATAAACTCAGATCCTAGTGTACAAGAAATGCCTATGATAGTTAATGTATCAGGATTCCAATTTACTCCAATTCATGACTTTGTTCCTAGATTACAAAGAAATTCATTTAATGGAGGTAAAGTAGAAGGTGGTGGTAATTTCATTTCAAGATATGGACAAGAAAGGTTCATTAACTTGAAAGGTGGATTAGGATCTAACTATGATGGAGGACCAGGCAATACAGAAGTTTCAAATGGGTCTTTAAATTATATGCCACCTAAATCTGGAGAATAATGGGAAGATATACAAGAAGAAAAATAGTTAGAAAAATTAATCCTAAACAACAGTTAGGAGTTAAAAATTATTTAGGTACAAGATATCCAAGAATCCCTTTATCTGTAAATGACACTTATGTATATGCAGAACAGGGAGATCGTTTTGATACCTTAGCTTTAGAATATTATGGTAATTCTGATCATTGGTGGGTTATATCAATTGCAAATGAAAATTTAAAACAAGATTCATATTACTTACCTTTAAATCAACAGATTAGAATTCCAACAAACATTGAAGCTATTATAAAATTATATAATGCAATAAATGGAGTTATTTAATCATGGGGAACATTGTAGGAGAACAATTTGAAAATTATGTCCTTAACCAAATAAGAGTAAGGCAAAATCTCTATGGAAGTGGGGTAGGGGAAGATTCTCTACGAAATCAAAACCAACTTCAATTACTCAATAATAAACAAGCTTGGTTAAAAATGGCATCATCAGTTGCTGTAGTAGGTAATTCTTCACCTTCAATATTTAATAAAACTTCAGGAGAATATGTAGACGCTAATATTAGTACTGGAGAGAAAAGATTAAGGGATATAGGTATTACAAATACAGATGAATTTGTAGGTAGTGGATTAGCTGAAAAAACAGTATTATTTAATACATTATCAACTTTAAATCCAACATCTTACGATGATGATGGAACTACGGTTGATATTGAAGGTAATTACAATTTTAGATCTGGGGTAAGTAAAACTAATTCTTTATGGAATAATTCAAATTCATACGGTTTAGGAGGTACAAATAAAGGTTTAGTACCTGCACCTGGATTAATTTCATTTACTATGGATTCCCAAAATAGAGGATCTATTAGAAAAGGTACAATAGAGTTAAAATGTTATAATAGGTTCCAGTTTGAGTTAATAGAATTAGTATACCTTAGATTAGGTTTTACTTTAATGATTGAATGGGGATGGGATAAGTATACTACAAATGGAAAAGATATAAATAATGTTGGTAATACAATTATTGAGGATAAATGGTTCCAAAATAATACTAACATGACTCAACTTGAAATGATTAATTCTATTAAGGCTTATCAAGAATTATATCATGGTAATTATGATGGTTTTTATGGTAGGGTAACTAACTTTAATTGGTCATATGATACTGATGGTACTTATGGTGTTAGTATAGATTTAATATCTGTAGGAGATGTAATTGAATCATTAACATTAGCTACAAAATCAACAGCATTATCAGTAAAAGAAATAAATGCCACTACAGGATCAAATGCTTTTGAAAATACAGGATTAACAGCTGATGATTCACCAATAGTATCAAACGCGGGTAGTACAGCTTTATCTCAAGATATGTTTACTGATATATTAGGACAAAAATGGGATGCTGAGCAATCCAATTTTACTAACCCATCATTATACTTTAATAATTTTGAGTCTTCTCAAAAAGCTAATGAAGCAGGTTCTTTAGATAAATATAATTACTATATGACTTTTGGGGAGTTAGTAAGAAAATTAGAAACATATTGTATCCCAAAATTATTAAATGATTTCGGAGAAGCATCAGAAATGATTTATTTTGATTCTAATACAGACACAAATTTATGTGTAGCTTTTCCAAATCAAATATCATTAGACCCTAGAGTTTGTCTTATAAGACCTCCACTTGCAATTAATTCTCAAGAACAAAGTTCAACAACTTGGTTATACAATAACGCTGGGTGGGCAAGATTAAAACCATTTGCACAAACACAAGATTTTGGAGATAAAACTGTTATATATGGGCAAATAATGAATATTTATCTTAATTATGATTTTATTTCAAAATTATTAGCAAAAGCAACTGATGAAACTGATAGAGGTAAACAAGTTTCTATATTTTCATTTTTAACAAATATATGTGATGGTATTAATGATGCTTTAGGTGGTATTAATAACTTAGAGGTAGCATTAAAAAATGATAATACTATTACCATAGTAGAACAAAATACTATACCAGGAATAGAAGCACTTTCTTTTAATAAAGGAAAAATGAATTCTATCCCTTCATTTAATGTTTATGGAGTAAAAAAAGATAGAGGAAGTTTTGTAACTGATTTTAATTTTGATACAAAAATTACACCCGAATTAGCAACTATGATTTCTGTTGGTGCAACAGCAGCGGGAGGGAATACTAAAGACTATGATGCAACTGCTTTTTCTAAATGGAATGTTGGGTTATATGATAGATACAATAAAGAATTTATAGATCCTGCTTTAGATGCTATAATGAAAGAACAATTAGCATTAGCAGATCAAGCTAATGAATTAGGAATAACGAGTTTTAGAGATATTACATCAATACAAGCAACACAATTATATAATGCTTGGACAGGAGGTGAAGAAGATAGAGGTCACGACGAAGTAGTACAAGATGCATTTAATGCTGTAGCAGATGGAGCATACACAGCAGTTGAAGGTTTAGGTCATGCCACAGATGCAGCAGCAGAATTTGCCGTAGATATTTACAACTCAGTTGGTAACTGGTTTAGGGATGATGATGAACAAGTATCTACTTTTGGAACAGACAATGTAGCAAATATAACTAATCCTGATTTATCAGAGAGAAGAGATGATAATTATTCTCAAAACAAAACTTTTAAAGCTTGTGGGGTTGAAAATAAAGGATATAGAATAGCTTTAGTTAACTCAGTTTACCCCTTTGTAGGTGAAGACACTAATGGTGGGTTAAACTGGGAAGAGTATGTTAATAAAGTAGCAGATTATTTACATGCTGAGAAGATGAAGAAAATTACAGGGCAAATGAGCCATGAAGAATTGGCAGCTAAATTTTCAAATAATTATATTTTTTATTTAACAAGACTATTAGGGGGTGATTTTGCAGCAGGAACTAATGATTCTGCTGGTGCAGTCGCAAGTAAAGATAAAATAGGTTATACGGCTAAAAATAAATACGCTTACTTTTTATATAACGACGCTATTATAAAAGAAGGAAAAGCTGCATTTAATGCTTATGTTACAACTATTAATAATACACTTTATCAAAAAACTGGAGCACCATCAGGAATGATAGGTTTTATTCCTATAGATATGAGTTTAACATTTGAAGGATTATCAGGTGTTAAAATATATAATCAAATTAATGTTGAACAAGGGTTTTTACCTAATCAATATCCTAAAACTTATAAATTTTTAGTTTCAAAGGTAAACCATGAAATATCAGAAAATTCATGGTCAACATCTATTGATACTGTCACTATCCCAAGAACATTCGTTTCAGGTAAATTTAATTT